TTACCAGCAGCGCGCCGGCAGAATAATGCGCATAGCTCCAGGTAAGGAAAACGCAATTTACTTGGATCATGCAGGTAATGTTAATAGGCATGGATTAGTCGAATGGATGATGCCAAGTGAGCTGAGTACAACAGAGAAGAAGTTTTCTGAGAAGAATCAAATCAAGGAAGTTAAAGAGAAAGAGCCGAACGAATGCCCAGAGTGTCACCGGATAATGACAGGCATTAAGTGTGTATGCGGCTACGAGTTTGAAATCAAAAAAGAACTTACTAGCACCCAAGAGATGCTAGTGAGGATATCCGGCAAAAGGGCAACGCCAGAGGATAGAGCTTACATGGGTAAGTTTTATTCAAGCCTTTTAAAGCTTTCAAGGCAATGGGGATTTAAGGATGGATGGGCGGCCCACAAGTACAAGGAAAGATTTGGAGTATGGCCAAGGTCCATCAATATCAACCTCTCGCAACCTTTACTCCCAGAAGCTCAAGCCTGGGCAAATGCTTCATTAATCAAGTTTTCAAAAAAAACCACCAGAAAATAATTAAAAAAGTTAAACAAAAGTGTTGATATCACCCAACCAATAAACGATAATGTTTACATGGTTAGCGAGGTGCTACCCAAACTTGGAGATAAAGACAATGACTACATACAAAAACTACAAAATCAACGATTCACGTTTTACAACTATTGATGGTGAGATTTTTGGTATTAGCGGAGATAAAAATTTTATTGCATCAATATATTCTGCAATATCCTTACTGGAAAGCGAGACACCAGCAAATAGCGTAACTCTTACTGATGGCAGCATCATTACTAAAGGCTAACACTAAAAACCGCACAAGGATGTGCTTTTAACTTGGAGACAGACATGAATAAAAGAATAAAACATTTGATTAGCGAAACATTTTGGTTTACGCTTTGTGTTGTGGGATTAGTCGCAGCATTTGATTACGCCCTATTTGGTTGGACATTTTAATAACTTGGAGACAATGACAATGAAAGAATTAACATCAATTTACGAAGATAGTATTTTTGAATTTATTCGACAGGGAGAGTATGACCCAAGCGACTATGCACTATCACTTGTCTGGATGTCACTTGAACGCAAATTTGGAGCAGGTGAGGTCTTGAACGAAGCCATCAATGGTGATGACTTGTTATCTGCTGACATACTTAATTGGGTGAAATTCCGTGATCCTGGAGATCAAGGAAAACGCAGAGTTAATCAGGCACTGCTAAATTACGCTAAGTATTTTGTTGACCAAGACCAAGACCTGATCTGGCAAATATACGAGGACTCAATTGATACTCGCCCTGACCCAATGACTTGGGCAAAATATGAGGCAGGTTACTAATCCAAGTGGTAAGATGGGGCAAGGATGCCCCTGATTATCAAGGTGGAAAAAATGAAAAGACAAAAAACAAAAGAAGAACGTAGGCAAGAATTGATGATTGGCAAGGTAATGCTGATCATGTTTATTGCCATGTTTTTTTACGCATCTATTGCCGCAATTATTAGTGGTGGCCAGTTATGACTTGGGAATGTATTGAATGCGGTGAAACAGATATCAATATGCGATTAACAGCGCAGGCAAAGAAGTGTGTTAATTGTAGATCCCGCCCAGAGTATGCGCGTGGGCATGAGAATGAGCCTGCATGGGATGTAGATCTATCAAAAAAGTTTAGGAGTGAATATGAGCAAAGGCAGTGTGCAAAGACCGAGAAAAGTTTCATCTCAAGCATTTTCGGAAAACTGGGACAAGATTTTTAGCAAATCTAAACAAACTGGTGTAGAATCCAGCAATGGACATCGCGCCCCTGACAAGAATGGAGATCAAATATCTCCTAGAGAAAAACGGGTATCCCGTTGACAACCCTGTCCTGTTTGAGCAGATAATAAAGCTCATAAGGATAATAGAGCGTGACGGCTATGGATTTAGCTTTTCTGAAATAGACAATGAAAACTCAATAGTGAGCCAAAGATGACCTTTACAGCAGAGAAATTACCCAGAGGCAGACCAAGCAGCTACTTGGAAGAATATGTGGACCAAGCATTTGAATATGCTGACGGCGGATGGATGGAGCTAGGTGATGCTATACCAACCATAGAAAGGCTGGCTATCTTGCTTGGCACTAATGTAACCACTCTCAATGACTGGGGCAACAAACATGATGAATTCTCTGCGGCATTAGAGAGAGTCAAAAGTCAGCAGAAGCTTGGGCTTTTGAATGGCTCACTAAGAGGTGAGTACAACGCCCAGATAGCTAAGATGATGTTATCAGCTAATCATGGTATGTCAGAGAAAACTGAGCAGCATATGACATCTGACGGATCCCTAGCACCAACTCATGTTGTACTACAGGGAGTGGCGGCTCATTACGAAGATGACGATACAGAACTCGGCATCCATTAACCTGCCTGACAAGCTCAGACCTGTATTTGAAGGTGATGCTAGGTATCGAGCATCATTTGGCGGCAGGGGATCAGGCAAGACAAGAACCTTTGCCTTAATGACTGCGGTCCGAGGATATCAATGGGGCAAGGCTGGCAAGGAAGGCATCATCCTTTGCGCTAGGGAGCATCTCAACTCGCTAGATGAATCTTCACTAGAAGAAGTTAAGGCTGCCATTTCATCTGTTGACTGGCTCAAGAATTATTATGAGGTTGGTGAGAGATATATCCGAAGTGTGGATGGCAGGATCAACTACAGCTTTGCCGGTCTAAGGCGCAACGTAGACTCACTCAAGAGTCGATCCAGGATATTGATATGCTGGGTGGATGAGGCTGAGAACGTTTCAGAATCAGCTTGGCAAAAGCTCATACCTACTGTTCGTGAACACGACTCTGAGATATGGGTTACCTGGAATCCTGAGAGCAAGCAATCAGCAACCCACAAGCGTTTCAGGGAAACACCGCCAGATGACATGAAGATCGCCGAGATGAACTGGCGTGATAACCCTTGGTTCCCTTCAGTATTGCAGCAAGCCCGCCTAGAAGATAAAGAGAAACGACCAGACATTTACCCGCACGTTTGGGAAGGTGACTTCAGAGTCCACGTTGAAGGTTCATATTACGCAACAGAGATGCTTAGAGCGCAGTCAGATGGCAGGATATCTGCTGTACCTTATGATCGCAACGCTGCTGTCGTTACAGCCTGGGACTTGGGTATGGCAGATACTACTAGCATCTGGTTTGCCCAGTATGTCGGCAAAGAGATACGCATCATCGATTACTACGAGAACTCAGGCATGGCTCTGGATCACTATACCAGGGTGCTGGCTGATAAAGGCTATGCTTATGACCAACACATCCTGCCGCATGATGTTAGGGTAAAAGAGCTTGGGACCGGACTAAGCCGTTATGAGGTGTTGCAGAACCTGGGACTATCAAACGTGACCATCTGCCCGATGGTGTCAGTTGAGGATGGTATTCAGCAGGTCCGATCTCAGCTTGACCGGTGCTGGTTTGATGAGACTAGATGCGAAAGGGGAGTAGACGCGCTCAGGCAGTATCGCAGGGACTGGGATGATGTCGGCAAGGCTTGGCGAGGCAGGCCACTTCACGACTGGACCTCACACCCAGCAGACGCTTTCCGCTACCTAGCTGTAGGCTATGCTCCAGCTAAACAATGGGGCGCACCTATCCGCAGGCGCATCCAAGGCATTGCATAAATAATCAACAAAAGTGTTGAAATCATAGCTCAGTCTGGTAATATGTCTCCATGGTCAGCGAGGTGCTGGCCCTTACTTGGAGATAAAGACAATGAGTACAAGAGCAACATATCAATTCAAAAACAACTATTTAGGTGCAGACACAACTGTCTATATCCATCATGATGGCTATCCTAGAGGCGCGGCCATCTACTTTAAAGATGCTGCTGAATCTGGTCGCAAAGGAGTTGAAGGCTTTATTGCCGCCAATGAAGGTGCGCACATTACCGAAAGCCACGAAATTCATGGAGATACTGAATTCCGTTACACTGTTGAAAAAAATCAGTTAACAGCAACTCACAGAGTCAATTTCAGCGATGAGTGGGAGGAAATATTCAAAGGGACTATTGATGAGTTTATTGATAAGTTTCACACTCAACCACAGAGGGTTTAAAAGATGAAATACAAAGTTAAAGTATATGTTAGGCCTAAATCTTGGGATGCTTACATCTTAGCAGACGATGGCATTAGCGCAGTGATTACAGTACCACTAAACAAGAACAACATGGACGAGGATATTTATCTTGCCGGCTGGGAAGCATACACAGATAAATGGAAAGAAAATAAAGATGCACAAGTTCAGGTCTATCATTTAGACTAAAACATCAAGCCCCTTCGGGGGCTTTTTTGTGCGCGTAAGAAAATCACATAATTATGCTATAATCCAGCCATGTGATCTATGAGGCGAAAGATGGCTGACGGAATACTTGAAAGACTACTGCCAAGGCGCAGAGAGCTTACACCAGAGCAACAGGCTCAAGCACTTGAAGCAATGCGTAGGGCTGGCATTATGACAGAGATGCCATTTACAGGACCTCAAGCAGCTTACTTTGGCGCACAGATGGCTCCAGGTGCTGGCGCACTCGATGCTGGCGGATATATGCCTGCAATGCCATCCAGGGAGCAGGGACTGCTAGATACTGCTGTACAAGGCCAGTTCAATCCAAGCATCCGCCAGAATATCCGAGAAGGAAACTATGGAACTGCAATCCTCCAAGGTCTTGGCTTGCTTGGTGATGCCGCCTACGGGATACCATTAGCTGGTCCAGTTGTTGCCGGCGCATTGAAGGCCCCTAGAGCTATTCAAACAACTGCAAGGGCTGCAAGGGCTTTGGATAGAGCTGCATTAGCAGAAAATTATCCTACAGTTGGCTCTCCTGTCCTAAACATTGATAAGAAATCAGGAAAAGAGTTTTTTGCAAAAGAATTAACAGACGTTGAAAAGCAATTGCAAAAAGAAAGAAACGCAGCTCAAAAAGATATTCAAGCTGGAAACTATACGCCGCTATTTGATGAGTCTCAAAGATACTATGCAAATCCGGAAAACTATAATTTGCAGGGCAACACCCTTGTGGATGCTATGCCGGCAAGAGCAGATACGATAGAAAAATATCGTCAAAGGTTTGATACTCCAGAGATAAGGCAGGCATTAAACGCAGCTTATGACAGAGGCTTGTCTCCAGACTCAGTTGACTGGTACGCGATGGGGCAGCTAGAAGATGCTTTCATAGCGGAACTTGGAAAAGTTGAAGGACCAAAAATGTTTAAAGAAAGATTTGCTGATGCTATGGCTGCAACTACTGGAGGAGCTGATCCCACAGCCAATCTTCTTATGGCATCTTATGCAAACTTTCTGAAAGCAAACAATACTCTATTCCCTACTAATGCTTACAATATGCCTCATCCAATAGGCGGAAGATTTGCAAGTGGAAACATGGCAATGGCAAATAAGGTTCTAAATGAGGGCAATGATCTTACTGCTTCAGGGCAACCAAAAAGATTTAATTTTTCTGCAAACTTCCTTGGTGATACATCAAGAGCAACAATAGATGAGCAAATGTCAGGTCTTTATGAAGCAGGACTTAAAGCTCCTCCAAATAATTCATATGGGATAATGGAAGCGGTTCTAGGGGAAGTTGCTAGGGAAAGAGGTTTAAATCCTGCAAACTTACAAGATGTTGCTTGGGCTGGAGCAAAAGAGTATGAAGGTAAGCCAATGATTAGAACCTTCAATGAAATGATTGAAAGAACAAGTAGGATTACTGGAGAGCCTCCAGAGAAAGTTTTGCAGAGATTTATAAGAGCTAGTGGACCAATGTACGCTTTGGGAGGTCTTGGGCTTCTAGGTCTATATCAAGGCAATCAGCCTGATCAGATTGAAAGCATTCAATAATCTCACAAAGCATAGCTGCTTCATGAAATGCTGCTTGGTTATCA